GTGGCTGATATCCGAGTATCCACCTACTACACTCAAACCAATTAAGGATAAACATGGCAACCACAGTAATCACAGGTCGCGATATTTCTCTATCTTTCACAGGTGGAACAGATATCGAAGCACAGGCTCTTTCAGCAGTTCTTACAAAGACTAACCTTCGCGAGACATACCAGACTCTCGATGGCGAGGCTTACAAGACAACAAATGTTGAGGGTACTTTTGCTCTTTCAATGTTGGCAGACTGGGGTAAGGCTAACTCAGTATGCGAGGCTCTCTGGACTGCAGCAGAAGCACCAGATACCACAATCTCAGTAACACTCACCGCTGCTACAGGCGCTCAGTTCGTGTTCCCAATTCTTCCAGAGTTTCCTACTGCTGGTGGAGCTGGAACAGATGCTCAGACTGTAGACTTTACATTTAAGATCGCTAACGGAACCGTTACAGAAACCTTTAGCTAAAAAATAGAAACGGGAGCAAACAATGCAACAGAACATCACAATTAAATACATAGACGGAACCGAGACCACTTACCAGGTTCGCCCGCCAGATTACGCCAAGTGGGAGATGACTACTAAAAAGGTTATCTCTCAGTTTGGTGGAATGTGGGATATCTTATTCGTAGCGCATAGCGCCATGAAGCGAGATGCAGGGGGCAAGCCAGTTAAGCCACTCGATGTATGGATGGAATCAGTTAACGACCTTGAGGTCGGTGACGAAAACCCAAAAGCCATGCAAGAGGAAGCGTAAGCCGACTCCTAGTAGAGCTGGCAATCGCTACTCGGATTCCTATGGATCATTGGAAAACGGCTGAGGATATCTTAACCGCGATTGAGGTACTAGAGGAGCGGAATGGCAAGTGAGCTAGTAGCACTAGACCAGACCGAGCTTCGCCAGGTATTTAAGGCGCTTAAAGGTATGACTACAGAAGCTAACGATGAAGCTAAACGCCAAGCGGGAGCATTGGCGGAGTTCGCTAAGGCTGAGGTGACTCAGACTGCTAATTCAATCAATAGCCGTAAAGTCGCTAGTCGTATTGCTAGTGGATCGCGTGTAAAGAAGTCAAGCCGTATCGGTGAGATTACTTATGGATTCGCTTCTCAGAAGTTCTCAGGTGGAGCAACCACCAAGGATATCTGGGGCGGTTCTGAGTTTGGTTCTAACAAGTTTAAGCAGTTCCCAGTTTGGTCAGGGCGTGAAGGTCGTGGCTCTAAAGGCTGGTTCATCTATCCAACGCTTCGCAGGATTCAACCTGAGATAGTTGCTAGATGGACTGCCTCATTCGATAAGATTCTGAAGGAGTGGACATAATGGCTACAGGTACCAGAGCACTAACGCTCAAGCTCCTTGCCGATGTTGATAACTTTACTAAGAATCTCAACAAAGCCGATAACGATGTTTCTACCTTTGGCGATAAGGTTTCAGACTTTGGCAAGAAGGCTGGTTTAGCCTTTGCAGCCGCAGGAGCCGCAGCTGTTGCCTATGCTGGTAAGTTAGCAATCGATGGCGTTAAGTCAGCTATCGCAGATGCAGCCGCTCAAGAGAAGTTGGCGCTTACCCTTAAGAATGTAACAGGGGCTACAGAGGCTCAGATAGCCGCTACAGAGGATTACATTACCAAGACCTCATTAGCCTTTGGCGTTACAGATGACGAGCTCAGACCGTCCTTAGAACGCCTTGCACGATCTACAGGCAATCTTCAGAAGGCTCAAGAGCTTCAGACCATCGCGATCGATGTTGCAGCAGGTTCAGGCAAGTCTCTAGAAGCCGTAACCAACGCAATGGCAAGAGCGGCAGAAGGCAACACCGCGTCACTTGGCAGATTAGGTATTGGCTTATCTAAGACCGAGCTCGCTACCTTAAGCATGGAGCAAATTACTGCCAAGCTTGCAGATACCTTTGAGAACCAGGCAGCAGCTAAGGCGGATACATTTCAAGGCAAGATGACTCGCCTTCAGATTGCTTTTGATGAAGGCAAAGAATCCTTAGGTGCTTTTATTCTTGATGCAATTACTCCTATGGTCGAAACAATCGTAAACCAGGTTATACCAGCTATCTCAGACTTTACTAGCAACCTTGGCGAGAAGCTTCAGCCAGTTATCAAGGTAATTCAGCCAATCATAAATGGACTACGCAACGCCTTTAATTCAGTTAAGAATTCACTAGAAGAAAACAATACTCAGCTTCAGCCTTTCTATGATTTCATGGTGGCTATCTTCAACTTTGCTAAGGATTATTTAGCGCCATTCTTAGGCAAGGTTCTAGGCGCAGCCTTTACCGCTCTTGGCAAGATTATCTCAGGGGTTATCAGCACCTTTGCAGGATTCGTATCAACCTTATCTAATATTTATGATCGCATTACTGGCATCATCAACGCTATCCGCTCAGCGGCTTCAGCCGTTTCTGGATTCTTTGGTGGAAACGACAATGTATCTACTCCAACTCCTAGCCGCCTAACATCACCAATTCTTCCAAAGGTCAGCCAAACATCCAGCCAGACTAACATCACCGTTAATGGAGCTATCGACCCTGAGGGTACGGCTCGCACAATCGTCAGCGTACTTAACAACTCAGCCGCTCGAGGCACTCTAGGCGCGGCAGGACTCGTAGTTTAATGACGGCTTATACACCCGATTACAAGGTTCTCGTAAATGGGGTAGAGCTATCCAACATTACGATAGCCGACCTTACCATCACCTCAGGGCGAACAGATATCTATCAGCAACCAGTAGCGGGCTATTGCCAGCTTTCTTTACTTAACTTTAATAACACTACCTATGATTTTAATGTTGGCTCTGGTATCACAGTCGAGGTGACCAACTCGGTAGGCGCTTATATCCCTATCTTTGGCGGGTTGATTTCCGACTTTACAATTACAGTCAATAGCGCTGGATCAGTTGGCTATACAACCATTGCAACAATTACCGCGCTTGGTGCTTTATCTAAGCTACCTAAAATTATCGATGCTGGCGTGTTATCCCAAGACCAAGACGGTGACCAGATTTACACCCTATTATCTGGATATCTCTCTGGCACATGGAACGATGTTCCAGCGGCGGAAACATGGGCTGCTTACAACCCTACCGAAATCTGGGCTAATGCCGTTAATATCGGACTAGGTGAAATTGACCGTCCAGGCGATTACGACATGATTGCACGATCTTCTAGCAATACCGACCTTTATTCATTAGTTGCCGCTATTGCTAACTCAGCCTTTGGCACTATTTATGAAGATGCAAACGGTAACATTGGTTATGCAGACCAGACACACCGCCAGGACTATCTCGCCGCTAATGGCTACACGACTTTAGATGCTAACCACGCTAACGGACTAGGGCTATCTGCTACAACCCGAGCTGGTGATTTGCGCAATAGCTTTACCATTACATCAGGAACTGGCGGTTCTCACACCTATACGGCTACCGATTTAGAGAGCCAAGCTCTTTATGGCGTTTATGCTGAGCAATTTACATCCCGCATTAAAAACAATGCAGATGCAATTGCCCTAGCAGATCGTTACATCGAGCTTCGAGCTAATCCTTACCCAAAGTTCCAGAGTATTACTTTCGTACTTGGAAATCCAGAGATAGACGATGCCGACCGAGATGCCTTAATTAACATCTTTCTAGGTCAGCCAGTCTGGATTCAGAACCTACCGCCTAACATCACAGGCGGGTCATTCCAGGGCTATATCGAAGGCTGGACATTTAGAGCAAGCCTTAATAATCTCAGCGTAACATTCAACGCATCTCCTGTGAACTTTAGCCAAGTTGCGGTAAAATGGGAACAGGTAAATGCGGCTGAAACATGGAACACACTTAATACCAGCCTAACTTGGCTAGAAGCGATAGGAGTAGTAGCGTAATGGCAACCACCACCACTAACTTTGGATGGGATATCCCTCAATCCACCGACCTGGTAAAGGATGGCGCTACCGCTATTGCCGCGCTTGGTCAAGATATCGATACTGCGATGGTAGACCTTAAGGGTGGAACCACAGGACAGGTATTGGCTAAGGCATCAGGTGCAGACCTTGATTTCTCATGGGTAGCTCAAGATGATAGCAATGCTATTCAGAACGCTATCGTAGATGCCAAGGGTGATCTTATTGCAGCTACTGCTAATGATACTCCTGCTCGCCTTGCAGTAGGCACAAATGGTCATGTATTGACTGCCGATTCAACTGCGGCAACTGGCTTAAAATGGGCTGCTCCTGCGGCTGGTGCATATAAGCTAATTAAATCCCAAGCTATTGGCACAGGAGTTTCAAGCGTAACTGTTAGCGACGCATTTACAACAGATTATGATTCTTACGACATTATCATTTCAGGTGGAGTTGCATCTACAGGGCCAGTTAATATGCAATTTCAATTAGGCTCGACTACGACTGGATATTCTTATTCTTTGGTTTACGCAACTTATGCTAGTTCTGTTGCTGCAACTATTGTGGCAACCAATGGTGCTAATTTTCCTTACACAGGGTCAGGCAACACTAATAGCTTAGCTACACATATTCGACTTGTTGATCCTTTTGCTACAAAGTGGACAAAGGTATCAGCAGATTGGGCGCAAAGTGACGCAGCTGGAGCAATTAACGGTTTCTTGCAAAACACTACCTCTTACACCGCTTTCACTATGACCCCATCTGGTGCGACATTAACTGGCGGAACTATCTATGTATACGGAAGGTCTAAATCATGAGCATCTTAATCCAAATCGATGAGCTAGTTAGAGAAGCAACCCCAGAAGAAATTCAAGAAATTGAGTTACGCGCAAGCGAAGCTATTGCACAAGCTGAAGCATTGGCAGAAAAGCAATCGGCTAAAGCTGCATTACTTGAGCGTTTAGGCATCACCGCAGAAGAAGCTCAGCTATTGGCATGAAGCCTGTTCTATGCAAAGCTGGTCAGCAACTACGCGAGCAGTTCGATGACTCGTACGATCGTGATAGGCGCTCCGATGGATGGATTGGCGATACACGCCATTCAGCGCGTCCTAGTGACCACAATCCTGATGCAGAGACAGGGGTGGTTCGAGCAATCGATGTCGATAGAGATGTCGTTAAGGGCGGAAAGCCCGACCTCATGCCCGATATTGCTAATCAGATTCGACTCTGTGCCAAGGCAGGAGATAAGCGCATCGCGTACATTATCTTCGAGGGAAGGATTGCAAGCTCTCGCATGGGCTGGCGCTGGCGCAAGTATAAAGGAAGCAACCCACATAACGCGCATTGCCATATTTCTTTCACTAAAGCGGGCGATACAGATGGTTCGTTCTTTAATATACCCATGTTAGGTGGTAAGTAAATGGAAGCAGTAATCATAGGAGCTCTAGGACTTATGGCTATTCCTGCCATTCGTGCGGCTATCAAGTCATACCGATCTAAGAAGGCTCTCGCTGATGTAGCCGTAGACGCTATCGAAGCGGCAGTAGATGCTATCGATAAGAAGAAATGAACCTTCAGGATTACGCTGCTATTGCAGTAGCGATCGTGACGGTTCTGGGTGGTGTTGCTGCATTACTGAGATTCGTGATTCTTCACTATTTACAGGAGCTGAAGCCGAATAGCGGTTCGTCAATTAAAGATCAGGTAAATCGTTTGGAGACACGCGTAGACAAAATCTACGAATTGCTACTAGCTAAGGGAGAATAATCTCATGGCAAGGAAACGACCAACTATCGATTTAGACACTTATAGTGCCTTAGATGCTTATGCGATAGCTCTTAATGAGTATTACAAGTCCTTGCGTAAAGCTGGATTTACAGAGACTCATGCTTTCTGGTTGCTATCAGATCGTGAATCCTTTCCTGATTGGATTATTCCTAATTTACCCAATCGCATCGACAATATCCCCTATGAGGACGATGAGGATTAAATGAAGAAAATCGTAATTCTGAGCGATTTACAGGTTCCTTTCGAGGATGTCCATGTCGTACAGAATGTCGCACGATTCTTAAAGACTTTTAAGCCAGACCAGACAGTTACCATCGGGGATGAGATTGATTTTCAGACCATCTCCAAGTGGAGCCAGGGTACGCCCGAGGAATACTCTCAGAGCCTAGGCGATGACCGCGATAGATGCGTTGAGCTTCTCTGGGAGCTAGGCGTGACGGACTGCATACGATCTAATCACACCGACCGTCTCTATAATGTAATTATGCGGAAGATTCCAAGCTTCCTAAGTCTGCCCGAGCTTCGCTTTGAGAAGTTTATGAAGTTCGATGAGCTAGGCATAACCTTTCACAAGAGCCCGCTCAACCTTGCGCCTAACTGGGTGGCAGTCCATGGAGATCATACCCCTATCAAGCCACAGGGGGGCTTATCAGCCCTTGAGGCGGCGCGTAGGCATGGTAAGAACATAATCTCAGGACATACTCACAGGGCAGGGCGTTCGAGCTTTACAGAGGCTTCTGGGGGGCGTGTAGGGCGTATCCTGCATGGCGTAGAGGTTGGCAATCTTATGGACTTTAGGCAAGCCAGCTATACCAAGGGCTCAGCTAACTGGCAACAGGCTTTCGCGATTATGTATGTAAAGGGCAAGAATGTCCAGGTAGACCTAATTTACATCGAGAAAGATGGCACATTTACCGTTCAAGGCAAAGTCTATGGCAGACCAAGGAATCGCTAATCCCTATTTTGAGGATGAAGATGTCTCGACAATCGTTATCAAATCGTTATGCAAATATCGTGGACAAGTCACTAACCTAGGTTAAAGTTATCTCAAGAGCCGAAATACGGCTTAAAGGGAGAACGAAATGACTATAGCTCAACTTATTACGCTAGGAGTATGTGTCCTAGCTTTTGCATTAGGTCGCTACTCTGGCTATCACGATGGATATGTAAAGGGTCGCAAGGCAGTCCGTAAGCACTATGAATCACTCCAGCAGGTTAGTCGATGAACGCGGGTGATTTCCTCACAGAAGCGAAAGCAATCATTTCGGCATTGAAACTCATAGCTTGGCATTATCGAGCTTCTCGCATATAGGACATGATGAGCCTTCCATAATCGTATTACCGCATGTGCAGTAGATAGGATTAAGTTTATCAGTATCCGCTTGGAAATCAGCGTAACCAGCCTTTATGAGTAGTTGCACCAAGTCTCCAAACCGCATGAAAGCTAGGTAATCCTCCGCCGATTCACCTTGCCCATTCATACGGCTCACCACGAACGGTAGCTCTTTGCCATCCGCCCGCTTGGTCGCTTGGCGCAACCACGCCATAAAGTCCGTGCTAGACCTGGCTTTTACCTCGCAGTCGAAAGGAACATTGAGGATATCTTTACCAGCTCCACGACCGACATTAGCGAACTGCCACCATTGGCGCAAGTATTCAGCTACAACTCTTTCGGTTCTTAGCCCACGATCCTTGCGGTGGCGAGTCATGTTAAGCCTTACCTAAGCTAGTAATTGCATGGCACTTAGGGCAACTCCATGTAAAACCATTGAGGAAATCCCCACCTGTTACCACAATATCTTCCATGGGGAAAGGCTCATTACATAGATGGCAGACAGTTGTAATCTCTGGATGAATAGGTGGATTAGAGCCAGCCGTGTTCATTAGTTTACTCATGATTGCAATCTCTTCATCGGATGGAAACTTCTCCCAATCGCCGTCCTGATTCATAAACTCTAAGCTACCCATATCACCACTTCTTCTCTTGAGGTTTCCATGTGCCGTCTGCGGCTATTTCATACCAGATAGGCTCCATGCATTTACGCGATGGAACATTGGTGCAGGTAAAGTGACCCCACGCCTTATTGTTCTTGCCATTGCCTGTACGCCATGCCATAGCTTTGCCGCACTTGCAATTAGGGATATCCCGCTCAGTCTGACCGCCGATAATCTCTTTAACCATTGCTACGGCTTCATCAACTGTGCCAGCTGGCTTTGCTTCCCGAATCGTCCATGGATCATCTTCCTTGGCAATAGGCACATACTCCTTAGCCGTTTCAGCTAACTTGGCTTTAGTTTCAGCTATTACGGCTTCTGTATTAGCCTTTACTGCCACCTTAGTCATTTCTTCCCGACTAGCTCTCTTGCCCTTAGTCGCATATCCAGCGTTAGCCAGAGCGCGACCGATAGCAGATGTCTCACAATTCTCAAGCGCACTCGTACTATTAACGCCTCGACCTTGAACCGTCTCCTCGGCAAGCCCAGTAGCCCATATAAGCTCGCTTCCGTCCTTATACAATTCAGCCCTAACGATAAACTGCGAGCTTGTTCCAGAGATGAGTGTAGTGATAATGCGACCAGACTCATGCTCTTTCCAGAACTTGACCAATCTTTCTTCGACCGTCTCATAATCATCTAAGTTAAATCCCATTCTTCTCGTTCGCTTCCTTGAGCTTCCAGCCCATCGATTTGAGCTCTCTTAGAATCTGCTCATTCTGGTAGACGATCACTTCCTGGTAAGCATCTCGGGCTAGTGCCGCTTCTTTCAATGCTTCTAATTCATCCCACTTAAACATATAGATCGTTCTCCTGTGTGTGTAGTTGTCCAGCTATCGCCATGTAAGCGGCTCCATCGATGTAGTTATCGACCTTTCCTGTTTCCATGCTTCTTGCGAGCTTGACCAATGCCATACAACTTGCGACCTGATAGTCAGTAATTGGCATTTCGAGGAATGAACTCCAGAGTGCGGCAG